CTTCCGATCTGGCTTCGTCTGATCAGGTAAAAAAACGCTGTGCGTGTTCGGCTCATCAAACCCTTGTGGGTGTTGGGTTTTGTGGCGTTCGCGTTGGGTCTTTACTTGTTGTCCGCGTCGCGCATTGCAGGGCTTACAGCTAGCTACAAGGTTGTCCATGCTGTTGCTTCCACCTTCCACAATGGAAAGCACATGGTCGGCTTCGGTTGCAACGTTGACGCCGCACCAATGGCATGGTGGGTTGTCGGCGAGTAGTCGAGCACGGTTTTTTTTGAACTCTGTTTTGTTTCGTGTCTGACTGTTTAGGTTTGTAGCCATGCTCACGCGCCTACGGCTTGTGCTAGCGCGCCGGCAGGCCGGCTTGCTGTTGGTTGGTGTTGGTTGTTCATTGTGTCGGGTCCAATTCTGTTGTGTTTGTTTGTTTGTATGTTAAGTGTATGTGTGTGTGAAGCCTAATGAGATTAAGCCCCACCCACGGGGTTGCCCTAACCCGTACCCTCTAACTTGCTTATGCGTGATTATGTTTACACGCTGCCGCGCCATTGGCCCGGTCATTTCGTCGCGCATGATTGCGGGCATAGCGCACTACCTACGTTGCCGTATGTTCCCAACTACCGTGCAACGGGCTTAGGGCTTGGCTAGTCAAGCGCTTACGCGCAAGCTAGAAACTTAATGATTACTGGCAACTGGTTAGGTCGCCATACCTGGACTATTGCACCCGACTTTTCGAGCCTGTCCAACCATGCTTCTTGTGTTTTACGAACAATGCCTATGTCTGTTTTTAGTTCGGCGAAAACTAGCACACCTCTAGCGTTGACTAGCACAAGGTCGGGGAAACCGCTATCGCCTTGTACGTGTGTTGCCCATTTGCCGCGCTTGTTCATTGCCGGCAAGTCATGGTGTACCAACCAGCCGTAACGTTTAGCGATATCTATAACGGTGTTTTTAAACTGGGCTTCAAGCATTGCCATTGGTGAAGTAATCCTTGTGTATTGTGCGCGCCCAAATTTCACGCGACAAATGTTCGGTTGACCAACGCAAATGAGCAATAACGTCTTGTTTGCCTAAGTAGTCCGCGCTGTTTTGCATTTCCTCAATTAAGCGCACCATGCGCGCAAGTAGTTCTAACTGTTGTGAAATGTCCATTAGTCGCCCTTACTGCTAGGTAGTTTTTTCATTGCGTCAATTACTTGCGTGGCCTGATCGGGGTTTAACGTTTCAAGCGTTACAGCGTCGCTGTTAAGGGTTACGGCTATGTAGTCGTGCAGAGCTGCTTCGTCAAAGCCGGCACCTTTGGCCAAAGACTTTATAAAGTACACCTGTTTTTGGCTTGCTTGTTTGGGGTAGGCCTTGGCGGGTCGAGCGTCTGTTTCTGTTGGTTGGTCTTGGCGCGCTTGTACTTCGTTTTTGCTTGCAATTGCTTTGCTTACGCCACAACCCATATACCCAAGGGCACGGCCTAGCGCGCTAGTCATGCCAACCATAAATTCGCTGTTCTTTGTGTACGGGGTTTTGCCGGGGTACGGTTCGGCAGCTGTTGCAATGCTTGGCAACGGGTCTGTTTCGTCGCGCCAAACGGTCACGGTGCAACGGTAAAACGTGCTGCCGTCCGGCATAGTTACAACTTCGGCGCTTGTTTCTTGTATTCGAAGGTTCGGCCAACGTTTCAACGCTTCGTTCAAGCGGGTCGGTACGTCTACATAATTGTCAATGCTAAAAGCCATGTGTCGGGTCCTTAGTGTCGGGTTTAAATTGCTGCGGGCAAAGTATCCATTGGGTGTAACAAACTTTGTGGCGTCATAAAGCACGGTGCTGGCATGTTGGTTGCCCAACGTGTTGGGTGCCATGTTTCGTACAACGTTTGCCAACCTCGAAGGCTTACCGTGCGTGTGTCGGCGTCAAGTGTTGCCAAAATGTATATTGCGGGTTTGTCGCACTCATGGGTAAGCAAGCAACCGTTAGCGCGCAATGTGCTTCTTACTTCGTAGCCGGCAACATCGCTAGCGTTTTTGTTGTAAGGCTCAAAACCCCACGCGAGCTGTAAATATTTGGCTACAGCGAACTCACCAATGCAGCCTATTTTCATTGCTTTTAGGCTGTCTGCTGGGGTTAGTCCGTAGTTGTGTTTTGCACCGCGCGCGTCGCACCAGTCAATGCGTAAACGTGCAACGGCGTAGGCGTAGTCAATTTCGTTTTGGGTTAGCGCAATTTGTGGCATGTCACCCGCCAAGTGCTTCGATTGCTTCGCTTACTGTTTGCCAGTCGGTTGTGTTTCCGCTTAGGTCTAGATCAACTGCCAAATGTTTTAGCCGGGCAATCAAGTCGGCGTGTTTTGGTTTGTACGGAATGTGTGCGGGCCTGCATATTTCGTCTAACAAGTTTTTAATTACTGTTTCGTGCCTTTGCAGGGCGTTTTGTGTCGGGTCTTGCATGTGTCGGGTCCTTTGTTTAGTCTGCTGTTTTCCATGGTAGCCAACCGCTGTTGTTCCAAATGGCAACCATGGCTTTGGTGTTTGTTACTGGGTTAAATAGTTCGTCGCACGTTTGCAAAATGCCGTGTGCTTGTAACCAGCCGGTAGGCCAGTACGTCGAGGGTTTGCACCAAAAGTAATTTATTTGGTAAACCCCAGCTGACCCGCCCATTGTGTCGTGGGGGTTGAAAGCGTCACTTGTGCAGCGGCTTTCACGTACAGCGACCCGTAAAGCGGTTTCTAGTTCGGCCTGCGGTAATCCTTCGGCAACGGCCAAAGTCGCCACCTGCGAGCACGTAGTGACCAATGCGGGCATTGTGGTTGTAGTTGTAGTTGTTGGCGGTAGGGAAGCAATTACGACCTGTGGGGTTGGCGCGGTGGCCTGTGCATTATTTAACCCGAAAACAATCAAAACGCCTAAAACTAGGGCCAATAGAGCTGTGTAAATTCTGTGGGTAAACATTGGTTAGCGCCTTTCCATTTGGTAGGGATTACCCCACGTCCCATGCGCCGGGCTTTTATAAACCATTTGCGCGTGTAAGCAATCAAAGGTGTCCGGGTCGCGGAATAGTTGAACCATAACTTGCTGCCCTGTTTCAAGGGTTGTTATAAAACATTCGTAAATAAAGGTTTGCGGCTCTGTCATAGGTTTAGGCTTTCCGTCGGTGCAAAAACCCTAGCCAACGATTGTTACGCGGTTGTGGATACCCCAAATGTGGCTTCAAATATGGCTTTTACGGCGTCCGGGTTATCGGCAAACGCTGGGCTTAGCTCTATGTGCCACCAATCGCCACCGGGTGCACCCGAAACGGTTTTTGTTTCGTACACTTTCCACGCTTGGCGATCACAACGCCACGACGCGCCCCAAGGTTTGCTGAAATAGTCAATAACCATTTGTACGCCAAAAGCATTTGCATTTGCTAGCACTTTGTCAATAAAAACTTTGGATACCGCGCGCCCTTCTTTAACGCCTTTTGTGTCCATTTTGCGGTATGACAAATCCATTGCGCGCCCTGTGGCATGTACTGACAATGTGCCGGGCTTCGAGCGAACGTCACGTTGGCCGTAGGTCCCATTATTCCATAAAGCGCCGTTTGAATATTTGGCAGCTTGCCTTACCCATTCCTCGGTGCCAGCACGTTTACCCTTTGCCGGGCCGTCGCTGTTTCCTATGTAGTCGCGTGCACCTACAACGCCGGGTTTTGCTTTAGCGATCATTATTCGCTTGGTGTTCCTGGCTTGCTTTTAAGCCCATTTGAAGCAACAAGGCCGCTAAGTGTGCCAGTAAGAAAAACCAGCAACGTGCTTAAAAGGTCAATTAGTTGCGCGTCGGTTGGGGCTTGTTCGGTTGGCTGATCTACAAACAAAATGCCGTAAATAAACGCCATAACCGTAAAAGTAAAGCACAACGCCATTAAACGGCCTACAAAAACAATTAATGAAGCGTGATGTTGTTCGGGTGTTTTATTCACAACTGGCCTTTGTAAAGCATTGGTACTCGATATTCGTTTTAGAAACTGTGCAACCACTACAACCCCAAACTACAACGGCAATTAACAGCGCGTAAGCAAATAAGTAACGCCATTTCATGCAGGACGTGTTGGGAAAACAATCTTTTTAGGGTCTGTGTTGCTTGCTGGTAGATCGCGCAACTTTTGGCGGTAGGTTGCCCATGTTGCTTTGTCGCATGGTGCGTCGGCTACTTGTGTCCAATCGGTTGCTGCAAGTTCGGCGTTACGCACGGCGCGCACATAATCAAATTGTTGTTCTGTGTCTGCGTTTGCAACTATTGGGCTGTTCCAATTTAACATTATGCCACCTCGTAAGTAACTTCAAAAGTTACTTCATCGTTGTTTGCCAAAGTCATTGCCGGCGCACTTGCACCCATGTAATCAACAGAGTTATACCCATAACCTCTTACCAGCGGAGTTGCACCTGTTGTTATCATGGCATTACCAACGTAGTAAGCCGTACCGCTATCGGCAACGCTAAAAGCGCCAGCAGTATCCATAATTGAGGTAGCGCCAACTGGGTTGATTGGCAAAGTACAACTGATAGCACCGTTAGCAGCGCCAGCACTTCTAATTTGCGCTTGAACGCGAACAAAAACAATTTTGTTAATTTGCAAATACTTTGCATATGAAATGGTGGCCGTAACGGTTGTTGCACCGCCTTTGATAACTGGGGTGTAAGAAATCCAATCGCCTGCACCAACTGGTTGCCATGCTGCGCCGTCGTAATACTGCGTAACATTGGTTGCTTCAATGTAAGCAAATTGCCCTTCGGCAAGCACTTTTTCACCGGTGCCACCAAAAGCGGCGTCACGGGTAACAGTTGTTGCGAAAACTGGTATGCCCGTATTTATTTGCGTTTGTTGCGCGGCGGTTAACACTTGGCCGGCTGTAAAACTTGGTACTGCTATTTGTGCGTTCGCGCCCATGCTTTTAGCCTAGATCAACCCAACACGTTTAGTGCGTCAATTTTTCCAAACTCTGCATTGTCAAGTATCAATTCGTAAACAATTGTTGTAGGGCTTGTGAACAAACTGACCCGGTGGCCGTCCAAAGTAATAACATGCTCAACGCCCTCTACCGAAAGCTCTTGGGCCAATGTAGTTGTTGAGGACCCTGTAACAAATGTGCGTTCAATACTAATTGTGTCCGAAACGTCAATTTGTGCCACCGTGTCGCGTTGGGCGTTTGTAAGGGCACCAAATACGGTTTCAACGCTGTTGTAGCGCGCTTCCGGGGTGCCGTTCAAAAGGTAGGTAGCGGCGGTGTCAATTTGCCCTTGGACGTGTAAAAGGCTATTTGTAATGCTGTTTGTTTGAACAAAAAATTGGGCTTGGCTTGGCAGATCGTCGGCGGTGCTTGTTTTGCCGTCCAAAGCTTCTATGTACACGCGGTTGGTGACGCTGTCCGCCTCAAAGGTAATGCCCAAATTTGTGTAAGGTACGCCCGTTCCGTCGTCCATAAAGTCAATTACCGGATTGCTAAGGGTTGTTCCCACACGCGGCGTAAAGGTTAAAACCCCGTCGCGCGCCACGAAAAAACGGCCAAATTCGGCGGTTTGGTTAATTTGCAAAAGGTACGCCAAAACGTTTGTACCAGCCGGCACGGTGTAAGCGCTGTCATGCCCCAGGTCTACGGTGCCAACGTCAATGCTTCGAGCGGCGCCCGTTGGGTAATCCACTTCCGGCAGGTCTAGGACTGTTTCTATGCGTTCGCCTGATGTTTCAACACCAACATTTAATTCGTCCATAAACGTTTGGCTTAACAAATAAAAATTGTCTGCACAATAAACGGTAACGGTGTCTATGCCGTCCAACGCAAAGTTGTAGTCATAATTGAGAATTTTTCCGCGGTACAAATATTCGGGGTTGTTAGAGCTGTCGTAGCGGATTAGTTCCACGGCGCGCATTGGGGCAAGGCCCGGCAATGCTTCCGGGGTGTTGTAAAAAGGGCCGTTTTCGTCAAACGGGTTAAAAACACCGTCCACGTCGTTAATGGTAAAAGTCATTGTTCCCGCTGCAAATTGGTCGCCAATGTCACGACGCCCGCGCCTAACGTTTATTTGAGTTGTGCTTGCGGTTACGTCGGCAAAGTCTGTTGTTGGCCCTAAAGGGTATGGGCCGTCTAACAAGCCTTTTATGTCGCTGTCAAGTACGAAACTGCCAACGTCAAAGCCAGTTTCAATTAAAAGGCTGTAATTTCCAGCTTGGGTTATTGCCGTGCCGGGCATTACCTGTAACCAACTACGGGTACTTCAAGCGGGCCGTTTTGGCGGGTAAAGGCTTTAAGGCTGTCGGCTACGACGCGCCCAATTTCGGCGCTTGTTGCCATGCCACCATTAACGTTTACGGTAATTGGCGCGCTACTGCCCCGCATTGCTTGGTGTTCGGCGACGCTTGCCATGCTTGAAGCTGTTGGCGCTGGGGTAGCAATTGGTTGGCCTGCCGTAATCTGTGTAAAAGCAATGTCTGTTTGGGCTTGCTGTAAAAGCGCGTTTAGGCGCTTGGTGCTTAGGTTCGGGTTTTTCAAAATCTTTTCGTATTTGGCTAAAACGCTTTCTAACCCGGCAACAAGGGCGTTGCCCTGATCTACGCCGGCTTGGTAGAAACGGCTTGCGCTGTCTAGGCCTAGTTTGTCGGCAACGTTTTGGACGGTGGCAACCAGCGCGTTAACGCCGTTAGGGCCTGTAATGGCTTCCTGACCGCCTGCAACTAGTTCGGCCGCGATTGCTGCGCCTGCCTGTCCGCCTGCGTCTAAAACGGCTTGTAACGCGTCTAGTGACAATCCACGCTTAAGTAGCAAATCAACGTTGTCGGCGTACTGCTTCACCCCTGCAACTTGATCTTTAAGCCCGGCTAGAAAGCCTGCCCCTGTTTCGTCGCCCGCGTCTTTGGCGTCGGTAAAACTAAACGCATTTTTTATGCCGTCGGCCACATTATTGCCAAAGTCGTTGAAAGCGTCGCGGGCGTCGTTTAGGTCGTCTTTAGCGGTTTGTAACGCGTCGCCTAATTTGTCTTTTAAGACGTCGTAAAGTTTGTTTAGCTCTTTGGTTGCCCCGCCAGTTTCTTCGGTTGTGCCTTTCAAAGATCGATTAAAAATGCCGGCCGCGTCGGCGTTTCGCATTTGTTGAGCTGCAGAAACGCCAAGTTGTTGGTTCCAAGCCCCGGTTACCTTTTCGGCTTCAACTGTGTTGCCAATGAATTTTGCTAGGTCAAGGCCGAAAGCAAACACTCGACTAGACGCTTTCAAAGCTTGTTCGGCAATAATGCTTAAACCTTTACCAATGACGTTAAAAGTTTCGGGGTTACGTCGGACCCAATCAGTAATGCTCAACAATGCTTGGGTAAAGTCCTGCATTGCCGGCAACAATTTTTGGCCCAATTGAACTTGCACGTTTGCGAATTCTGCGCGCAAGGTTCGTTGGCTGTTTGCTAGCCCGTCGCTTGTGCGTAAAAAGTCCCCTTGTGCGTCGCCAGTCTGTTTGTAGATTGCGGCTTGCGCGGCCAAAATCTTTTGTTGAGCGGTTAGCGCGCCTTTGCCGTCGTAAATGCCGAGGGTTAACGCTTCTTGTTTTAGCGTGGCGTCGTTAAGCAAAACACCGAAACGGCGCAAAGGTTCGGCTTCGCCACGTAGCGCGGCGCCAATTGCTTGTACGGCTTCCTCGGGGCTTGTGTTGTTAAACGAAGCAAGGTCTGAAGCTAATTCGGTAAAGTCGTTACTGAATACTGCAAGGTCTTGCCCAACCAACCCGGCTGCTTTACCAAACGTGCCGAAAGCACCGGCAGCGTCCAAAACGGCTTGCTTTGATTGGCCCATTGATCGAGCGGCCGAAGCTGCAAAGTTTTCTACGTCTTTAGCGCCTTTGCCAAAAATAACGTTTACTTTTGACATGCTTTCCTGCATGTTTGAAGCTGCAGTAATTGCAGGCCCCAACACTTGTTGCACGGTGCCAAATGCCAGGCTTAAACCGCCTACCGCGCTAGCAACGTTTTTAGAACTTGTACCAAACTTTTTTAGTTGTTTGTCGGCGGCTTGAATACCCGTATTTACAAACGTGGTAATAATCGGAATGTTAATTGCCATTAGCGGACCCTGCTTTTTAGATTGCGGTTAGTCCTTTGCATGACGTCCTCAATGACTAGCAACACGTCTTGCTCGACTGCCGGGCGGTTGTTTTCTACCGCTTTGTCAATAACACGCGGTTGACCGCCTTCTTGGGTGTTTAGGTTGGTAACAAAAAGGCTGCTTTTGTTTCGGCCTGCATGGTCATAGATTACGCCGGCAGGGTCATTGGATTGCACAACCATAAGCCGGTAAGGCTTGGCACCAAATACGACTTGTTGGGTGTAACCGCCTTTGTCAAAGTTCACGTAACGCTCACGGCTAGGGCGTACACCAACCTTAACTTTGTAGCCCTTTTGCACCTGATCGGTACGCCATGAAGTTTCACGGCCTTTAACTAGGTTGCCTCGAACCATGCCCGAAAGCGGGGCGCCGTTGCCTTTGCTGTTGTCAAAGTAGGCAACCATGCTGCGAGCTTCAACCAACATTTTTTCGCCTGAATTGCTAATGCGTTTAGTAATTTTTCGCCTATACGAAGGGTCAATTTTGTTTAGTTCGGCTAAGGCTTCTTGGATACCTTGAATTTGTAAAACCTGTTGGGCCATGCCGGTTACCTTTTGTTTCGTTCCCCTAGCACTTTAGCCACCGTTAATAAGTCTTGCGTGTCAAACACTTGCGCGTACCAATGCGGCGCCCACCCTGTTGCAACTAACAGTTCGGCTAATTGCCGGCGGTAGGTGCCGCTTGGGTAGGGTTTTGGGCCTCTTGATCTACAACCTCGACGTTGGTTACTTGTTTGCAGTACGTGTCAAATTCTGACGGCACAATAATTTTAGATTGTTTGCTTGCTTCCCAAGCCAAAAATAAAAGGTCCTCAACACCAATGCCGTTTGCCATGTCGGCGGCTTTGCGTTTAAAACGGCGTTCCCATAGCACAATGGTAAAAAGGTTTGTGCTTACTTGGTATGTGCCTTCGTGGTTGGTTACTTCAAGGGTTAATTGCATGTGTGCCTTCTTTCGTGTCGGGCCGATTGTTCGGCGCTAATTATGCAACGCTGTAAGTGCCGCCAACAAACGTAATATCAATTGTTGAAAGCTCGCCCAACGTGGCGTTCACGACAGGCATCTCAAGTAATGCGCAATTGGTTAGGGTAAAGAGCTCCCCACCGCCGTCAACGATTACGTCAATGTCGCTGTTGCCAACAAGTGCGGCCAACGTGGCGTAAGTTTCTGACGCTGCGTATGACATGTAAAGCGACAATGTGACTTCGTGGTTGCCCAACCCCGCTTGGAACGACCTGCTTGTTTGGCCGAACGTCGTATTTTCCAAATTGTCGAAGCGGTGAAGAAAAGTTGCGGCTGTACATTGATTAGTGAGCGAAATTCCGTTGACGGAAACGCCCGGATTGCTTAGGTATGTGCTTGCGGCCATTGGTGTTACTCCTTGTGTGTTGCTCTCTTATTTTTAGCACCTTTTTTTGGTGCCGGTGTGGATACTTCCTCGGTTACTTCCTCGGTTGTTTCGTCTTGGACTTCCTCAATAAAACCGCCCCAAATAAGGGCAGCAATGTTTAGGCCAGGTCGCACAACAAATTCTTGACCTACTACACCAACGCGGGGGCTTTTAATAATGTACATGGGGTCCTAACTTGTTTGAGCTTGCATTTCAATTGTTAGATCGTAGGCCGACATTTCGCTTCCGCCGATTATTGCAATGGTTGGGCGTCCGTCCACTACCGCCACGTTTTTAGTTAACACTTTGGCGACCATGTTCATAAGTGACCGCTGGGCGTCAAGGTTGCCCGGTCCCAATGTGATTAATCGAACGGGAAAGCTGATCTTGACAATGTTGTAGTTCCATGCCACAAAACTAGGGGCGTCAATAAAAGCACACGGCGGATTGAGCGAGCGCGGGTCATTGGTGACGGTTAGGCCCGTGATCGTTTGCAGGGTCGCCGTTAGATCGTCGAGCGCTTCGTTAAAAAGGTCGGTGTACGCGACGGGCATTATGCGACGGCGGGGCGGTCAATGCCCAATAGTTGTTTAATCATTGGGCTAAGGCCCATGCTTCCACCTGACGCCAAACCGTCAAACCCGGCAAAGTCTGTTACCGCGCCACGCTGACGGTACAAAAAGCCTGCGTAAGCAATCGTTCCTAAAAGCACCGAAGCATTAGGCACCGTCGTAAGGCTTTCATTGCGATAACCCGCTTCGGCTCTGCGACGATAACAAAATTCGTTTGAAGCCTGCCGGCATTGGGTTATAAAAGCTTGGTCCGCTGCGGTTGCTGTTCCTATTCCTAACCAATCCTCAATTTGGCCGTCGCTTGTTACCCATGTGCAAGTTGGGGTTGTTGTCAATGTGCCAGTCGCCGCGACAATGTTGACGTTGGCAGCTGTCTTGGCAACAAGTACTTGGTTTGCAATTGGGGCTTGTAAATCGTATTGAAAAAAGCCTTGTTCGTCTACGCCAGTAAAGTAATACTGGGGCAACGCTCTAACGGTGTAGCTGCCGTTAAAGGTCGCGTCAACCCCTGCAATAGTTACAGACTGTCCAACCTCTAAAGGGTCGGCGTTAGTTACTAATACAACAACCGCATAGTTATCGGTTAAGTATTTTTGTTGGACCGAATAGACGGCCATAGCGGCCTACCTTTCGGTTATCAGACAAACTTAACGAACTTGGTGGCGTCTGCCATAAAGCCGGCAGCGTAACCACGGAAAGCAATCGTACGGCCCAAGGTTGCCGGTACTTCAACGCTGATAGCGCCCTTTTGCTGTTCGTAGAATTCGAAGCCTGCTGCTGGGCCTGCTGCGTGTCCCATGAATGAACCGGGCGTGTTTCGGTCAACAACCAACACCAACCCAAGAGGGTTGCCGTTCCATGTTGTTGCTGAAGCGTTACCTGCGGCGTTTTGGCCCATAAGGTTAGGTGCACCCGTGTACGGGAATACAGGACGGTTGCTGTCATCTACCGAGCTTGAAAGGGCCGCCCAGCTGCCAGGTGTGACCACCATGTGAGTAGGCAAATAGTTAGACGACGCCGAAATTTGGCGAGCACCTTCGTAAATTGCTGCTACCCAGTCTGCACCTTTTGAAGTGTCGGCAACTGCTGACGTTTGGCTAATTGCTGCATGGCATGTGTCAACCGCGTAGTTGTCAGTTGCTTGACCGTAGGCAATTGCCAATTGGTTAAGAATAATGTCAATGCTAGATGGATCTGACCAGTCAAGGTCTTGTTCGCTGACGGTCACGAACGTTCCGAAACTTAGTTTGCTAATGTCGTTGTTTTGAACTACAACAGTTGAAGCGTTGAGCTGGTCAAACTGTGCGGCCTGTTGTGTAACCGTTGGGCGGGTTGTGATTTTTGGACGGCGGAAGGTAGCGCCTGCGGTTGGCATTGCGCGTGTTCCAATTGCGGTAACAAACGGACGAATTGGGTTAAGTCCGTCGTACACGCTGCCGGTAATAATTTCCGGCAAAATACCTGGGGTGCTTTCGGTGTTAATGAATGGTGCAACGCCCGGCGCTGCTTCAAGACGTGCAGCATTAATGTTTGCGTTGAGCTGTGCAAAATCGGCACCGCCGCGCACATAACTTGCAATGTATTCCGACGTGCTTGGCAAGCGCAATTTTCTTGGCTGTGCGTAAATGGTTTGAACTGTTGAAGCCTCAACAACTGCAGGGGTTTCTACTGGGTTGGTCATTTCGGTTGTTTCCTTTTCTGTGTCCTGATCTTTATTTAACTCTACTTCGGGTTCGTTTTGGTGGATACTGGCGGCTACGCGCTCAACCTTGGCGGCTTCAAATGCGCCATATGGCAAAAGGCTTAATTCCTGCCACTCGGCCTTAGTAACAATCATGGTGCCGGCTTCGTCAAAACTAAATTCTACTGGGATTGCGCCAACGCTAAGGCTGTCTAAAACGCCGTCCATGGCAAGCTGCAAGCTCTCATTTCCAAGCGCGGTTTCGCTGATCTTGGCTTCAAACATTACGAAATTGTCAACTTCGGTTCGTTCCGTCACGACGCCGATTGGCATTTCGGAATTATGGTACAAATACATTTTGGGCTTCTTGCCTTCCAACGGCATTGAGCCTTTTTCAAACCGGACCTTTTGGCCGTCACTTACTACAGCGTCAACGCCGTATTCGAGGGCGACGCCGGCAAGGGTTCTACGTGGCAGCGCGTCCCCTTGCGCGGCGTCAATCTTTAATTCTTGTGGGGTCAACCTAAGCATTTGCTTGCCTCATTTCCTCGGGCGTTTCTTGTACTTCAACGTTTGTGTTGTATTCGTTGGCTAAATAACTTTCAATATCGAACATTACCCCGGTGCCCCTTGGCAGGACGTTATCCGCGCTAAGTGTTTCTTGTATGCAATCTATGTACGGTTTTACGCCGAACGTGTACAAGTCGCGTGACGCTTCGCTTGACGAAACGTAACTGTAATTTCCAATGCTTACGGAAACGAGGTACGCGGGGACGTTGGCGATACGGGCGATCTCTTTACTTTGATATTCTGCAGCGTCAATTAAAAGCATTTTGTCGGGTGTTGCCATGTTTGGGATTACTTCAACAAATTCGTTGATGGCACTTGTGGCCGACGAATAACGAGCTTCGTCGTAGGCGGCTGCGAGATCGCGCAATTCTTGTGCGCTCATGGGCTCGCCGCCAACTTGGCGCAAAGTAACTGCAGGTTGAAGGCTTGACGCATTGCGATTACGCGCTTGTTCAAGTTTTAGCGCGGTATCTACTGACGTTGCACCCGTGTAAATAAGTCCTTGAATTGGGCTTAAAAACTGTACGCAATCTTCCCAACGAACGGGCAAACCTTGAAACAAAATTTGTTTTGACGGACCAAACCAAACGCCCGTGCCTTGTGCCTGATCTTGTGTCGTAACCATTGCGGCAGGTAGACGTGTAAAACCGCTTGGGTATCCGTCGGCGGTACGTTCCGTTATGTACCAAAACGCGCGACCGTAAAAAAGTAAATCGTCAAACGTCCACGACAAAATAAAGTTGTTTGTTACGCCTTTGTCAATTCGACTAAGCCAACTGCGTGGCGCTTCTGGCACCTTTTCCATTTCGTCGCCGTTCCACATAGTTTTATACATAACCAATGGCAAACAACCAATAAGGCTTGCCATTAAGTCGCGGCTACGGCTGACCGTTGGGACCTGCATAAAACGGCTACGCAAAACGCCATCTGTGTACGCAAAGAAGTTGCCAATTTGTGACGCGCCCGCATTACTGCCGGCAGCTGCTTTTACAACTTTTGGCGGTTCGGGTTTCTTGTTAAAAATGGCCATAGTTTTATTGTGTCACAATCTCACGGTTTTAGGTGGCACTAGCCGGCGCCGTGCAATCCCCGACGGAAAGCAAGCCGACTAATGCCAAAACGACTTTAGCGGTTTGCTGTAACAATTACGGGTTTACCAAGTAGTTGTGGGCGTGACGCCAACGCCGCGGCCCATATCATGCAACGACACGCTTCAATTGGTCCGGGTGATCGGGTGCTCGAAACGGCAACGCTTCCTTGGTGTTTAATCAAAACGGCGCGCTCAACGTGACTGTTTAACAAGTTTTCGTTGTTGTGCATTATGCGGTTTTCTAAGATCATGGCCCTAACCGCGCTAGTCCATTTCAATAGCTCTTTATAGCCAACGATTGTGCGACGTCGCTCGTGTTGTGGCGGACAATGGTTTTCTAGTCCTGGCACTATGGCTAAACGCAAGCCGGGGTTTTCTGCAATTTCGTTGTCTACACGCGCCCATAGTTCGGCAACGGTTCGAGCAACAAACGCTATTTTTACATGCGTTTTGTGACCTACTTGAACGGCGCGCACGGCGGTATACGTGCTGTTATCTAACGCAATTTCTACGGCTAACACGCCGCCCGGTGGCGCCGGCTGATCGGTTGCCAATGCTTCAAACACGCCAGGTTCCAACCATGCCGTTGTACTTGCCTGCCATAAATTTACGGACCCGCGTAAAAACGCATTTCGGTTGGGGCTTTCCGCTTCGGCTTCAATTGTCTTTAGTTCCAATGTGTGACCTAATGCGGGGTTTGCATATGCCCATGCTTCCGGCGTCATAGGGTCAATTGGCGGTGGACTGTATTCGGCAAAGTAAAGGCTTGTTTGTTCGCCGCTGTCAATTGCTCGTAGCCCCTGATCTCGCCACCTAAGCATGGCCAAACTTTCCTGCGTACCAGCTGTTGACGTCATAAGAAAACTTGGGTTTTTCTTTGCGCGTTGTGTGTACAAAAGCCCTTCGTCCAAGGCCTGTTGGCTGATGTCAAAAACTTCGTCTGCAATTATCAAATCGCACGAATACCCGTGACCTGCTGCGGGGGTCGCTGCTCGAATGTGCCACGTTGACCCGTCCGGCATAATTAGTTTTTGCCGGCCGTATGACCAACTAATTTCGGCGCCGAAACGATCTTGCAAAATTGGGGCAAGGTATGTAAAGAAAGCGGTTGCAAGGTCAAGTTTGTGCGCTGTCGTAATGACCGTTACCGGGCGTCCGCGCTCTTTTCCTTGCGTACTTAAATACCAACCAAGGTAAGCGGCGTTCATAGTTGTTTTTCCATTTTGGCGCGCCACCGAAACTAAATTAACCCGGTGTAACCAATCACCGTTTTCGTCTTGCGCGGTAATGCCGGCCAAACAATGCAACTGCCAAGGCATTAAGTCCACGTTTAATACCTCTTGAGCAAAGCCCCCAATGTCGGCAGCTGCAGATCGGCAACCGCTGTGCGTGGTCGTTTCCAATCTCGGCCGATCGTGGCCAGTTAGCGCCAGTCCGTCGTTATTGGGGAATATACGAAAAAGGTCT